ACATTTCGCACGATGTCCTTTTTCTGGAGTATCAACACCAAAAACACGGAGAGATAATTCTTTTTTCAATGGATCTGGCAACCAAGCGGCTTCAAATGCTACAGTATCACCATCAATCACTCTTGTTAATTTTACATCATATGTAATACCAGGTTTAAATCTGGCAACATTAGAGGTCTGTGCGAAAGCTTTGAGAGCGACAAAGCAAGACATCACCACCAAAGCAATAATGATTGTTTTAATTAATAATTTTTGATTCATTTTGATCCCTATAAAATTTAATTGCTTTGACCAAGCCATCAATATGGTCAGAAGTTTTTTCTTTAAAAACCAATGGTTCCTCATTTAATACAGCCATAATGATAACCAGGTTATTTATAGGACGACCAATTAGTTCTTCATACATCAATGCATATGCGGTTGTTTGCCAAAAATAATCTTCAATCCATTCTTTCTTTTTTACTTTTCTTGATGTTTTAAAATCAATGACAGATAACTCACCTTCATATTCAGCAATACAATCAACACGGCCTGCCATTTCTATTTTCTTAGACCATAATGATTGTTCTTGATAGTGTATATTGTTTATTTTATTTAAATGCGGTTTAATTGTCAAGAACATTTCTTTGGCATCTGGCATAATTTCACCGAGGGCCTGATTGTTCAAATACCTCTCACACAAGGTATGCATATTTGTACCACGAGTTGTGGCCACCTTTGATATTTTGTTGGCCTGTTCTTCTCCAACTCGCTTCCTCCACTCTAGGATCGATTGTTTCTTAACTGCGCCTAGTACTGTGGTCACAGATGGCAGGCGTGTTCCATCATCTAAGGTGTAATACCTTTTACCATCTGGAAATGTTTCTGATTTTAGATCTTGGAGATTTTTAGGAGGACAATAATTAAATATCATTTAGATTTCAAAAGAACTGGCAATTTTTCCTTTTTTTGTTCATATGGATTTTTATAATAACTTGTAGGTTGCACCCTCTCTACAGGTGTAACCTTTTTATTTTTCTTTTTTAACCTATAATCTAAAATTGCAGGTATTTGATTAATTACCATTCTCTCGGCATCTTTGTTTTATGTGTTCTTGATAAAGTATTTCCAGGTACACTCTTTTTAATTCTACCAATAATTTCTCTTTCAAATCTTGCATCAGGTTGGCCAATGCCAGGTGTTGACATTCTGGCACCGTCACCAAAATTAGGTGTTTCGGTTATATATCTTTCGAGGTGTGGATTTGAAGCCTTAAAATTATCATATTCTGATATTTTCATTTGATGCTCTTCAATTTCACCACTATTTAAGTTTTTAAATTCGTATGTTGGCATTGTACCACTCCGGTATGTTTCTTTTTTTCCATGATGCAAGATGTGTTTTATTCTTTATATAGTAATTTCTATATGAAGCTAGAGAATTTCCTGGTATTTTTACATCGTCAGGCATTGCTGGTGTGGGAGGATAAAAATCGCCACCAGGAATATTATTTGGTGCAATATCCAAACAATTCAATAAACGGCTACAGGCGTGTTTTTTACCATAACGAAAAGTATATTCTTCACACAGAAATTCCCACATTGTAAACAACCACCTGTAGTTAGCTACATTAGCACGGGCCCATACACCAGATGGGTGATTTACATGAGAAGCTTTCATTAGTCTATCTTCTCGATCATCAGGCAATCGCCAACGCTTAATTTTACGACCATTTGCAGTCTTATCATAATATTCGGTGCCGTCAAGAATTCGGTGTGCCGTAGACATAAGTTGTGCATATTCAATAATCATTTTTACACAATGCTTATCGTTGTGCATTTCGGCACAAATTTTAGGATCATTATCTAGATAAAATATATTCATGTCAACATCCTGATTAAACCAACACTATCAATTGTACTCAACAAAATATAATTAGCTAACATACCGGCCGACTTGCGAGTCCAAGCAGCCCAAGCGTACATAAGGCAACCAGCAATCCAAATAGGATAAAGAATAAGAAGTGGTGGGTTGGGGACGGTGAGTGCCATAGTGAGGGCACAACCGATAGAAATAGCCCAAGCAACAAACTCAATAATAAAACGAAAACGATTAGAAGCCCAATCATTTTTTATCCAGTCAAATGCATTGATAACAATGTCATTCATTTACAGTTTTGGAATTTCTAATGATGCAGGTTGTAATGATGCTGCCTGAGATTTTAGAGATTTTACTTTCTTAGAAATATCTTCTGACGATACAGTTTGCATAGCGAACTGTTTGAATTGGTCATACGAATCTTTCACTTTGTAGATGCGGCCATCATTGAGAAATAATGTACATCCACCTGCAACCATAGGTGCTATTTCAGATACGGTGTCTAGATTCAAAATTACCTTGCAATTTTTGTCGTTTGATTCGACTTCTACAAATAATGACATTATTCATCTCCTTGATTTTGGTTACGGCTTAGTTTAGCATTTCTTGCTTCTTTTTCTTTCAGTTCAGCGAGTATCATAAGCTTTTTGATATCATTGTGTCTTTCACCATGTGTGCTCATTAACATACGCTTAACACTTTTAGACATTTTATAGTCTTTATTTGGAGTCATTTTTCTCTTTCCCAGGACGAGTAGTGTATTCAGAACGATCACAATCTTTTACACGGACTAAAATTGTTTCATTCTTGCCAATTGGTCTAACAAAATGACATTCACCTTTGATTGACCAAACCAATTTGTTTTGTATGCCACCATCAAAATTTCCATCAAATGTTTTATCAACAAAATATGGCATATAATGAAATGTCAATACAAAAACAACTAGTGCTATGATAAAAGAAGATTTATGTAAAACAAAAAAGTCTCTTATCTTATAATATAAAGTTTGCATAAACATAAACTCCTACAATAAATGCGGAAATAAATCCTATTGATTTTAATGCTTCCAACTCAAAATACTCTTTCTCTTTCTTAATGAAATCTCTTTGAGCAAGAATCATATCAGGTACGCCATCATCAGTATACTCATTTGTTCTCATCATGGCAACCGTTTTTTGGCTTTCTTTTAATCTTCTTATGGATGAAATGTAATGTATGATTGACATCATTGTTCGACCCTCACATATTCTGGATTTGGTACATAGGGAAATGTTATTGATACTTTTGAATTTGCATCAACAAAAGATGTTCCATTTTGCCTGATGAATATCTTTGCATTTGCATCATAAGGTCCAGTTTCATCTTTAAACACATGATAACATCTAATGTTCTGTAGCAAACCTTTGTGAATTGTTTCTTTCCATTCACTATCTTCGCCAGTTAAAACACCAACAGGCTGCATACTACACAATTTAACAAACATTTGTATACAGTACTGTGCGGCGAATCCTTGGTGTTGTTGGTCTGCGAATGTTTGTACCAATTCCATGACCTTTGCAGTCATTTTCGCATCATCATTATTTTGTGCCGGATACATTCCTAATAATTGCAATTCTCTAATTGCGTGTTCTACTATTGGATTCAATCCCACAACCCCCTATAATATTTGCCAAATAACCTAAGTCCATTATCAACACGTTTTTTGTGTTCTAGAAAACCTTCTTTATCAAAAACATCTTTATGAAATTTATCTTCACTCGAATCATCAACCAATTGTTCAAAAGACCAAATCATTTCATTCATAATCCAATCCCAGCGTTTGAAATGATTACTATCAACATCCCATTCATTCTCTTTTGGTTCAACCGATGTGCTACGCAGCTGTTCTGGCACATCTTCATCATCGGTATTAGGAGCGCCGTGGTTTGTTTCGTTGAGTTGTTTGAGCATTGGCAGAATAATAAGAGCCAATGTGTGATCCATCGACCAAGTATCCCAACGGTCAATTTTCACTTTGATTGTGCGCTTGCGTTTTGATTCAATCCAAAAACAAAGTTTTGTTATCCATGTATCATTACCATCTTTATCTTCAGATAACCATTTACCAAAACTATCAACATATTTTTCATATGCTTCATTATATTCTAAATGGTTTTTCCCTTTGTATTTTGGAATGAAGAACAGAATCTTTTCTGCAATTTGATATGGGCCGACATAATTGTTATAGGGGCCAATTTTTATTTTCATATCACAACTCCATAATTTTTCATAGTGTTTTATTTATTGCATCGTTTGATTGAAATCGATATCATATTTGCCAGAAATAATATCGGTGCCAATTTCAATCATCAATTCGGCAAATTTTTTATTTGTGTTTGCCACATTGTTTAAATGTAATAATCTGGCCAATACAATGCCAGATACATTCATTGGATGCTGATCATATTTAACACAAAAACTGGACAGAAATTTGTCCAGTTCTGTTGACATCTTCACAAGGTCTTTATCAGGTACCATATTTCACTTTCGTTACTTGTGATTTATCCTTATTGTTCGAAAACATTTTGGATGGCACTTTGATTGGTTTGCCGCCACTATTATTCAGATCATCATCTTGAGTTTGCCACAAAGATTCACATTTATCTTTTGAGAAGTGGCCAATTTCTTGACAATCTTGCATAAATTCTTGTTTGCCTTCTTCGATAGGATATGCTTTTGGTGTTGGCGGTGCATCTGTTTCTTTTGCTTTTGCCTCTGTTTTAGTATTCTCAGGCAAAACTTTTGACCACTCGATTTTTGTGCCATCAGTAGGTGATGCAAACACAACTACACAAAAAATCACGGCGGCGCCTGCTGCAATTTCTTTCCAGTAATTGCCTAGAATGAAGATTGCAACACCTGCAAAGATTAATACTTGCAGAACAGGAATGGTTAGACCTTGTGCGGCCAAATTATCAAAGAAAGACATAATTACCTCGCAGCGCTGGTTACAGGAATACAATTCACATTCACAGGTACAGTAATCATGGCACCATCGATGCGTTTCGCTTTGTACTGAACATCAGGACGCATTTTAACATTCAAGCAATCACGAGCAGCACCAATAACTTGATCACGATTCAGTTCTTTGGTTGTGATGCAAGCAGATAGAACCACAACAAAAGGAACGATTAACAATTTACTATTCACAATAAAACTCCTTTTTTTAGTTTATGGTACAATTCTACAGGCATTTATGGCATTTGGCAAGAAATATTTGGTGCTTTGTTGCATAAAAACAACACTCATTTTTTCTCCATAATCCATTTAATCACTTCATTGGCTTCTGGAAATCCTTGCTCTTGCTTAAGATATACGGCTTTCTCAATCATCTCCATATGCACACTTTCCAATTTTTTCAAAAAGTTATCAATTTCAGATTTTGTCAATTTTGGAAATTGGTAATAAGGTTGATGCCGCATCATTTCATCTTTTTTATTCACTTCACACCTGCCGATTCTTTAGCAACCGACTGTACCTTAGAAACACCGGCATCTGCAACTTTTGCCAAACCTGTAAAACCTACAGTATTGACAATAATGCCAAAAATTGTTCCTAGAATAAAATATTTCATTCATACTCTCCACACAAAACAACGTGTTCGATATAAAGGTTATCTAAAGTTTCATCATCCATTTTTTGCAATTGATCAGAAGTGAAACCTTTAAAAGATAACATAAAAATTAAATCTTGGCGTTCAATTGTATCCATTAAAAACTCCTTGTTTTATATTACAAGTACCATTATACACAAACCACGGAAAATGGCAATAATTATTTGCAATACTGTTGTTTCTACGCAACAATTAACTTACCAATTCCTTGATACTCCTCGACCGCATTCCGCAGTTTCCTAGACGCTACCTTGGGGTCTTTAGCGTGAATACTCGGTCCATTAAAGACATACTCCAGACGATCCTGGTCGCTTGGGTTGGGGTTCAGGACTTCATTGAGATATAACACCGCATCTCTGGCATTATCAAATTCTTTCATTCCACGATTATTATGAATCGATGGTTTTGCTATGAATTTCATTTTTTAAACTTTCCATTTCTTTTTTTAAGGACCAAACCTCTTTATTTGTTTCTTCAAAGGTTCTCCACAACTTATCAAAACGCATATCATACAATTCTGAAAGACTTGCGGCGATGTTTGAAATATTATCTGGTGTTGAATCACGATAACCTTCTAAAAACATTTCTTGTACATCTTTCAAATCAGTAGTAACTCTCCAACAATCTAGAATTTGTTGTTCTAAATCAAATTGCTTAGTCGCAATTGCATCAAATTTATTACCCATAATTAACTCCAAGTTCGATGATCTTCAGCAATATGCTCACTACCATCATATTCTTCAATGTGCCATTTAACATTATCAGGAACTTCTACAACCACAAGTTCAGATGCCCAGCCATCGGCACGATCACCGAGTTCTTCAACCACAGCAACCAAATCTGCATCTGACCTATCCTCATGAAAATTATATTGTGAAAGATAATGATCGTTTTCGCCAGCATGACCTTTACAATAATATTCATATCGTTCTTGGCCAAAAGAAACTTTATCATTAACAATTTCAAATTCAATACCTTTACGGTGCAGAAGCATCTCAAATGCTTCATTTGATAATCCAAATCCACCAAAGCAGCGATTAATAACAACTTTCATTTTATTCCTTTAAATGGTTAGGGACATATTTGCTGTTGTTTAAGAATGAGCGTTCCTCAACGCAATTCTCCCTATTGCCAATTAAGCAGCTTCTTTCACTTGTTCAGATTGAACAGTTTCTACAACTGGTTGCTCTTTGGCTTTCTTTGTAGATTGTGTTTGAGTTTTTGTTTGAATGAATCGACCATTTTTATCAAATTGATCGAAATTGACGAGCTGGTATGCTTTTACTTTGCGACCATCTTTGATCACTTTGACGATACCGCCATCTTTACGAATGTTATAGATGTTGGTAGACAAACGATAGAGAACTTTCTCTTGATCTGTGCCTACAAACACCGAACGAATTTCATCAGGAGTTACAGGTTTGCCAGAAAGCAGAACTTGTGTAACTTTCTCATGACGATTTACTTTACCTTTACGAATCATAGCCATTTTTTATTTCCTTTTCAAGTTTAACATAATAAAATATAAGTGTACTACAAAATCAAGCATTTGGCAAGCCTTAGATTGGCACATTTGCCGTTTCTGTTGCTGCTGCTTGATTACTTGTATTCGCAGGCGATTCTACGGAACTATCAACCTTCGAATATAAGTCCAGAAATGCCATCTTTGTTTCTTCATCGAAACGATTGACGCATAATGTAATTGCTTTCATACGGTCATTAAAGATTTCGTATGCTTTTGCAATATGCACCAGACGGCGAGTTGAGATCATTTCATCAGTTGCGCCTTCATCATATGAACGGCGTACAACATCAGCCCATTGAATTAGATGATCTACGAATTGAGAATCTTTGATCAATGGTGCAAGAATTTTCTTCTCTGTTTTTGCATCAGGATATTCCTGTTCAACAGTAATAGGAAAACGCTCAAGAAATGCATCATCAAGAATTTGAGACAAATACTTGCCTTCATCTGAACCACGGCCTTTTGTGTTTGCTGTTGCAATTACAGTAAAGCCGTGTTTTGCATGGACCATTTCACCAGATTTTTTGTTGTAGTGTGGTTTGCCTTCCATAATGCCTTGCAAGCACATGAGTTTATTTGAACCACGATCAACTTCATCAATAAGAAGGACGGCGCCACGCTTCATAGCCTGTAAAACAGGACCATCACGATAAACAACATTACCATTCACTAGCGTAGGACCGCCTAAAAGGTCGGACTCATCTGTTTCAATACTGATATTAACACGGATACATTCCCGTTTTAATTCGGCGCACACTTGTTCAACCATTAGTGTTTTGCCGTTACCAGAGAGTCCTGTAACGAATACAGGATAAAATTGTTTCGAATTGATAATGTTTCGTAGGTCTTTGAAGAAACCAAACGGAACATAATCAGGGAATTTCTCAGGCACACAAGAATCAGATTCATCAATAAGTTTAGGTTGCCGAAATGACAAGACTTGTGCCATGTCAACAGTAGCAAGTTCTTCCTCTTGTTCAACAATTTCTTGCTTTACAACTTTTTCACCAGATGCAGGAACTTTGTATTGTCCACGACCAAAACGATATTCAGATTTGGTCACCAACCAATAAGGATACGGTGCACCAGATTCGTTTACAATCCGTGTAATGTCATCACGGCTTACAACTGCCTTTGCACCAAAAATCTTTTCACAAGCAACAACAAATGATTTTGCGTTCTTATTCACTTTCTCTCCTTAGTTAAGCCGCTTTTTTCATAAAATATGAATCTAATTTTGTCCAACCAGATATGGGTGGATTACTACTAAAATCAAATAATGGTTGTATTGGCATATAGTACCATTCACCATCTGTGAAAACATAAAAGAATTCTACACCACAATCATAATAATATTTGTAATAACTCAAATAATCTTCAAATTCTCTTGCATCAACATTTTTTTCTTCACGATCACGGCCATAAAATGTGGTCATGTTTTCAAGTTTTCGAATTTGTTCAGCAGTCATATTTGAATCACGGCTATAATTGTAACGATCAAAAGGATGTTTTTCGCCAATCTCAATACCAAGTGATGATATGCTGCCTAAAGAAACCAATTCTTTTACTTTTTTAAATGTGTTGTAATTGTCCAAAAGAATTCGGCCGTTGTTTTCTGGATATCCATCCCAATGGCAATAAACCGAATAAACTTTACCATTCTTAAAATAACCAATTGCACTACGAGTTGCCATATTTTATCTCCAATTAATCCAATAAAACCATGTATTCTTCTGGAAACTCTTTTCTAAACCAATCTAAACCTTTGCGTACACCTTTATAATCACCAAACATCTCACAACCTTTAATTGTGTCATAAACTGCTACTGCTTCAGGTGTCAAGGTACATGATTCACCAGAAAATGGGTTGGTAACAACTTCTGATTGTGTACCAACAAAAATATCTTTAAATGGCAATTTCATAAAATCTCCGTTCTATCAATTATAAAATAACTTCTCAATCACAATTACCAGTATCAATCATAACACAACCACACCAGAAGGCAAGAAAAACTTTTGGTACCGTTGTACCGAAACAACAGTTATGCACCACACAAAGAAATTGTACCAAAATTACGATCTAATATATTACCACGAGCAAAGTTTCTTGCCGGTCCTGTCCATCCTGCCGCTTTGAGAATATCACCAGCAGCAAACTTTCCTACTGGTTTACGGCAAATAAAAGAATGTACGCTACGCTGATGTCCACCAAAACTGGTGGTAATCACTTTGATATATTTGCTACCAACTTCAAAATGTAGAGTTTTTCTAAATTCTTCTTCCATTCTCATTCTAACATCTGTAGGACTTTGCAAAGTCCATCTAGAATAATCATTTCGAATATGATTCAGATATTCCTCAAGACCTAACATAACATCGCTCGCTGATTTCATATTCATCTCCAATTAAAGTGTAACAGATTCAAAACCGATATCTGCAACAAACTTGGTCACACCATCTTCCCGCACAACCACATCACCGACCGATACACTATGCATTGGCAAAAAGCGAGTAATTGATTCACCGAGTTTTGTTTTAGGACCAAGGTTACCAACTTCAAACACACCTTCAAAATCCTTGGTTTCAATTTCAGCAACTTTTTTATAAAGACTAAAAGCCTTTTGAATTGCTTCAGGAGTAGGATTCATAAATGTGTCCAAAAACATTTCTCTCAAATCACGGTTTTGATATTGATCATCGGACAGGCTGAATTGATAAACTGTAAATTTCATATTTTCTCCAATTGATTTACTATTCTGTAAGTATAAGCCAAGTGGTATAGAAAGGCAACAAAAATCTTCACTTCCGTTGTATAGAAACAACACTCTGTTGTATAGAAACAACGGTATTGGACTTCATAGGACCAACCAGGTCAGTATGCATAAGCCGTGAAGGTCCTTGCATCCTGTCTTAGACAGGTCGTCTGGATAGACACCGGAGACCTTTGACCACGGCGATGAGACCTAGGTCCACGATAGCGGATCTTATAATAGATACCAAAAACAGAGTTAAATTTTCGAAATTCATCAAGATAAGAAATTGGGATATTTGAGTAAAATGCTCGAACATTTGGATTTTTGTTTTTATGCATTTGCATAATTTGATTGATATCTGGTTTTTCCATATTTTCACAAATCATTATTTTTGTACCTTTGCACATTGAAATTTTGTATTTTTTGCTTCTTTTGCACCACTTTGGATTAGAAAGTTATGCCGTGTTTTCATCTCTTGTGAGCATTGCTCTATTGTTTGAAAATTTGCAATTACTTGCCTGCTCATCATTTCACCCGTTGGTGTGAACAACATCATTACCAGTACCCATTCAGACATTGCAAATCTCCGAATATTCAATTACTGGTTCAGCGAATTCAATTTCACCTTCGTACTCTAATTGTGATTTCTCAAACTGAGACATCCAATCGTCCGCTTCGAGACCGTACCCAATGATGGTTTCTTGAAAAGAGTCTGAATCCTTTTCGATTTCACTTCGCACCATTGCCACCACTTCGTCCAGATCCACATTGGTCGGCACACCTAGGATCTTATAGCACGATCCGCCTTTTGCTTTCCAATAGGCATCTGGTCCTGTGCCAATTGAACCATCCTGATTCCAGGCATAATTCTCATAGCATTGGGTTTCAATCACGAGCATCATATTTTATTCTCCGTAATAACCGTAATCTTCATCGGTGCCATAACCAGCAGAAGCCATGCCAGAATCAAAGTCACCATCCATAGAATCGTCATAATCTGATTCGTCATTATTCTCAGCATATTCATTGATCACATAACCAACATCTTTGATCGGCATATTTAAAATAGATGCAATAGTAGGTGCATCCAGTCCTTGGCGATACAATTCACATATTTCGGTTACTAAACTTTTAAACATTCCCACAATAATCTCCTTAAACTAAATCAACTTGAACATCATAACCACGCTTATTGCCAGAAAAACCTGTCATATTCAAACCATGACGGCGGCGCATGGCAATATCCGCCAGCGATTCCCAAACCGCAACTCTCTGGTCGACTTGTTGAAAACGATTACCCATTAAATCTTTTACTTGGCAATCACCGATAATAATTCCGTTAATCACCGTACGGAATTTCTGTGTGTTCTTTAATCCTTCAATAATTACTTTTGTTCTCATTGTTGTTCCTTAAACGATTCGATATGCTTACACTTGTTTCGATACATATAACCCACACAATTACAGGTTAATTTACCAAATTCTTTTTTGACCAGATATGTCTTACCGCTTGAACCGGTCACTTCAAAGCTGGTGACATTATTTGCCTTTTCTTCTGGCTCTACAGCCACCGTTTTTGCAAATGCCTCCAGACCTTTGTGTATCGCTTTGACAAACTTACGGCGCCGTGTATCGATTGCTCTAGGTTTATCAAATATCTCGATTTCTTTGCCGTGCCATTTTGCCATTGCATACACATTGGATTTACCGTCAAAAAGATAGGTGTGGTTCGGTTGCCGATACTCCACAATCCACTCTGTGACTTCTTGGTATACGCTCAGTTTCATACGAATGTGTTTAATGTTGGTTGATATTCGGCGATCAATTGCCGCTCCCGTTGGTATGCCGCTTTACGACCTCGCACCACTTCTAGGACTTCGTATTGCAATTTTACTTCCGAGTTCTCACGTATAAATTGATAAATTGACCAGTCCTTAGATTCACGGTTAGCTCGGGATAGGTGCTTTTGAATACGAACCTTAACAGACCGTAGAAAAGCACGGCCGGTACTAACAGTAAGGCCAATATAAGTGTCGCCAGTACCTTCAGCACTAATTTGATATAGAACATAGTTCCTGTCATTTCTTCGCTTTCTCATTAAGTTAGTTTACCTTCACTTTGCATTTCGTAGAATAGGTCACGGAGAGCATCATCAGAAAGATTATAATACCGCTCTTCGAGCAAATCACGGACTAATGCAAACATATCAGACTTTTTAAGCTTACGAATGTCCGCCATTTCCACATCGATCATTTTCTGTATAACTGACATATTATTCCTATTCATTAATGGTACTACCTTATCACAACCAGACCAGAAGGCAATGGAAATAGTGTACCAAATTGGTCAACTGTTGTATAAAAGAGACAAATCATATACCAAGAAAGATGGCAACATTAAAAACTATGAAAAATAACAATATAAACAATGTAAACAAGAGAGAAAAATCTACCAAGTAAACAAATAATGGAAATTTATTCATAATCATATTCCTCATCAAAGAATTCAACCTCGACAACCGTATTGGATTTAAGAGATAGTTTAGAAGAACCACCATATTCTACCGCTTCAGTCTTAGAGGACTTAATGTATTCAATACCACGATAGGTAAAGGATTCACCGATATCTACAAAAGAAAACAAAATTTTAACCATAAGTACTTTAATTTAACCTCGCATAATAATATAAGAAAAATACCAGAAATAAACCAGAAACTATCACAAAACCAGCGCAGAGAGTGTCGCAGATATGGTGCTATGAATTGGTCTTAGACTTTATCCGCAATTCTCCGATCATCCTAATCACTCCTAAACGGTATTCCGCAGAAATTTTACCTCTTATTTCACTTCGGCAACATCTGCGAAACCATCTATATCACCATAATACTCTAGATTTTTTAAATTGACCTCGCCATCCTCTACTATACTATTCGCTTCTTCTGGAGATTCTGCTTCTACAATGGTATCCACATATAACCATTTCCTTACTGAGTATTTCATTATTC